GTGGTTGCCGCTGCCTTACTCAAGGGCCTTACTTAACATGCGGCGGTACTCCTCCCTATGTGCTAGGAAGGTGTGGTCTATCGACTACGCGCTAGCACACGACGGATCTTCCGCTCCAACTGTACCAGTGTTGGAACCTCATCCACTTTCTCAAGCGATGAGACCCGCTGAAGCATAAGGCGGAGAGTACCACGCTCCACGCCGCTCAGGACCTCTCTTTCGGAGAGGACATGGGCAACGTTCGCCCAGAGGTACACCTCAGGTTTTAACTGAGGGAACACCTCACGGGTGAGATCAAAGGCCTCCTGGTCGGAGGCTAGGGGAGCTACCTCGAGATTATCGCTAATCCAAGGCACCTGGTGAAGAAAACCAGCGGCATAGAGGATGCGGTTTATCCATGTGGATCCCCGTTCAAACGTCCTTACTCGCTCGTCGCGAGACCACTCTCTTTCGATCTGTGGCGTTAGGCGCTCAGACAAGGGTATCCCGAGGGGATTCCAACCTAAGCCCCAAGGCTCAGGAAGGTCAGCAATATAGCTGATTATTCTCCTCTGTCGAGGCTTCATTAGGATGAGAGCCCCGGGACCGATGTTACGACAGTAGTCCACAAAAGACTCGTCGCTACACCGACCCTTCCACTTGAAACCCTGAACCACACTGTTAGGTGTGATCACCCGACCTGCGAAATCGGCCGTGGACTCAGACACCAACCCTTTTGAGGTTGATGCTGGTACACCAAGACAGAGCATTCGGTCAACATAGAGTTTCGCAACATCTGTGTTCCCGAGCCACAAGTCATCTCCTATGATGGCATAGGGCCAAACCCCCTCCTCCTTGGCTACGCCAAGGGCTTGGAAGCAGGCCTGTACCAGACTGTGATGCCAGAGAGTAAAGCTGGCAAACACTGGATATAGACCCAGGGGAGCTCCAACCGTCCAAGAGATGAGCTTGGGATGCTCACTCCGGTTAAGTTGGATATACCAGTCCCCCCGAGAGCAATCTCGGAAGAACTGTACCCAACGAGTGCTTACTCCGTAACGGACAAGCATTTCACACTGGAGGTCTAACGGAATGTTATCACTAGCATTCGTTAGGTCCATGCTGATTGATGGCTTGCCATCACGCAGCATGCGTTGAATAAATTCAACGCCGGCTGACTGGTCGAACGTAAAGTCGTTCGGCACTCGTTTCAAGGCATCATAACAGGCTTGACCAAATGGTTTTAAAGCCATTTGGTATATCCTGTATGGGTTCGCCGCGAACCTGAG